GATAATGTACCATTCATCATCCCAGCCATCATTTTCAATAATACATTCCTTGATATGATCCTGTGCTTTTTGTCGTGTTGAAAATGCAGCCTCGAAATGAACACCACAGTAAGGATCATCATCAGGCACGACTACGATAAACACTAATCCTTTTGGCATATTGCACCTCGCTTTCGTTGTGCGAGTGCATACCCATGACTACATCAGGCCATGTTCTACTGGTACATGACAAACCATCTAATTGTCAATGATCGAACGGTTTTTCGACCGTGAATCCATCATACCAGTTTCAATCGAGTTGTCAAGCGGTTTTTCACGTTCAGGCCACAAAATGATTTGTTCAATGATTTCAATAGGTTACGTCTCGACGAAGTCGAAGGGGGATTTGATCGCCGTGAACGGCAGGGAACCTATCTCCAGCAAACGTACAAAGTTTATTAAACCCACAATTTCGCACAAATATGCGAAGTCGAAGCTGTGGCAACAAGGTTGAGATTGTAGCATAAGGTTGAAATTGTAGCATGATTTCGTGATGGCGACTTCGTCGCCGCTGAATGCTCTAGTAGTAATATACATGATGATTTTTGGTTACTTATCGGAATTATTCCGATCAGTGTGGAAGGAGGAAACTAGGAGAATTAACTCCAATTTCCACCTTGACAAACCCACCGTTTTATGGTATACTCGTATGGTAAAATCAGAAAAGGAGACTGATTATGGCATGGAAGATCTCTGTGAGAGCATTCTTTTTACTTAATGAAAGAGTCATTTGCTATACTATAACAGAAGGTGGAAAGTTTCAGAAGACACTTGATTTTCCTGGGCATCCAGTATTTGTGAAAGATATAGTATTTTGTCTAAAGACTCAGAATGCTTTAGGTCATATAGTATGGGCTAGAGTAAAAGCCTTAAAAGGGTTGGACTGCCACTCCTTCATAACATCGGAAGGAGTACGCTACGATGCTTATAATGACTTCAAGGTCTACTCAAATGACTCAGATACCGAAAAAGAGACTCACTAAATTAGTCGAAGATCTCGAGCTCCAACTCAAAGGCGAACGCAAGCATTTTCCTAGTGAAGGCAAATGTGAGATTCCTGACTCAAAGTACTTCGGAGAGCGTGAACCAGATCAGCGTTTCAAGAGTGATCGAAAGACCTTTGAAGTCCAGCAGATGTGGGAAGTGCATCATGAGATCGTCAGGCGATTGCTTCTTGGTCAGAAGGGCTCTCACATAGCTCGTGATCTCGGTGTGACTCCAGCGATGGTAAGCTATGTGCGTAACTCCTCAGTGGTGAAGGAAAAGCTCGAGATCATGAAAGGTGCTAGAGATGCTGACACTCTTGATCTTGCAAAGCGAATTCGAGAGAATGCTCCAACAGCTTTGAGACTACTTGAGGACGTGATAGAAGGAGAGGTTGATACTCCCAGTGGTGAGAAGATGGAAGTCCCTCTTGGTATGAGAGTTAAGGAAGCAGGCACAATGCTCTCAAGAGCTGGTTATGGGCCTATCACTAATTTGAAGGGTCAGATAGCTCATGGACATTTTACAAAGGAAGATCTTGATGACATCAAAAGTCGAGCACGTAAAGACGGAATCAAGTCTGGCTCAGTGATCGACACAACTTTTGAGGAGGTAAAGGATGAAGAAGCTTCTAGTGACATTGGTGATAGCACTGCTGATGGCAGTAGCGGCAATAGGCTACCAGTTTCAGTCAATGAAGGAACAGCCACAAGTAACTAAAGAGTTCGGAGAAGTTACTATTCATGGCCAAATGACTGGCTACTCCACTCTGCTCATGTACAATGAAGTGGTAGACATGATAGAGGCTGGAGTGACTGAACTTAGGATCTTCATTATGAGTATTGGTGGAGTGGCTTATGACTTCACTGGAGCTGTTGATGTAATTAAGTTTGCACAGAACCACGGCATTCATGTTACTACTATAGCATACGGCTGTGTTATGAGTGCAGCAGTGCCTGTGTTTGTTGCTGGAGATACTCGGATTGCAGGGCCCAATACTCAATTTATGGTTCATCGGATAGTTACAGAAGGCTACATTCTTAGTGAAGATGACATAGAGTGTATAACAATGCTAGAAGATTTCTACATTAAGCACGTTGCTGAACACTCAAGTCTTACTGAGGAAGAGGTTGGCAAGATGATGGACGAGGTTACGTTCTTCACAGCCAAACAAGCAGAACGCTATGGTATGGTAGATGAGATAATCTAATGGACTACATCCCTAAGTACTTTCAGCCTTATGAGCTAGTTCCAAAAGAGACTTATAGAATCCTAGAGCGCCAAGGAAAACTCAATCAAGTTTGGTGGCTCTTTGATCCTCGTATCTTATTAGTTGGAGACAGGCTTCGCAAACGCTACGGCAAGATGGAATGCAACACCTGGTGGTGGAAGAGTGAGCATAACTTTAGAGGCTGGAGACCACCAGAATGCACAATCGGAGCCACTCGCTCACAGCACAGGTTTGGAAGAGCTTTGGACCTAATTCCATTGGAGGCAACAGTTGAAGAAATTCGTAGTGAAATCATCAATAATGGAGAGGATTTTGGATTCATTACTTGTGTGGAAATTGGTGTAAGTTGGCTTCACGTTGATTGTAGAAACTACAAGGGGCTTCTAATAGTTCATCCATAAAGGAGAATTATGGGCATTTTAAGTTGGCTCATTGGTGGAGGAGTTGGTAAAGCAGCTGAAGGCGTTGCCTCAGCAATCGACAAGTTCGTTGAGACACCTGAGGAGAAAGCCGCTGCTGATATGCTACGAATGAAAATCCAGCAGGAACCTGACAAGTGGCAGGCCGAGATCAATAAGATCGAAGCTGGCCATCGTACTATGTTCGTTGCTGGATGGAGACCTGCAGTAGGTTGGGTATGTGTTTCCGCACTAACTTGGGGCTGGATTATAGGCCCGATTCTAGTGTTTATTTTTCCTGGGAGGGAAATGCCTGCAATCGAAGTAGGTCAGGCAATATCTTTGATAATGGCTCTTCTCGGTCTGGCAGCAACCAGAACGTATGAGAAGAAGAACAACTTAACTGGATAATTCGAGGAATCATATGTCAGTAGAAACCAAAACCGTTGACCGAGTTGATGGGCAGCAACTGGTGAAGATCTTTTGGGAAGGTGTCAACTGTGGCAATACTGGAGATCCACAGGAGATAGGCAGTTGGGTCAAGTCTGCTTATGTTCAAGTGACTGGAGATCATAATAGTGCAACATTGACTATGCAAGGCTCGATTGATGGAACTACTTATTTCTCACTCACAAAGGCAGATGGCAGTACAGCACTGGCCTTCACTAGCGCTGGAGGACTTCCAATAGTGCAGTTGCCCAGATACATCAGACCAAGTCTTAGTGGCTCCTCAGGCGGCGATGTTGATGTTTCTCTATTACTGAGAGCATAACTGATGAAAACAGCAATAGTGATAGCTCTCTTCGCAATCTTTGCGACTGTTGGAGTAGCAGCGACTGGGAGTCTGAATGGTAAGGTCAATCGAGTTGAGGACAAAGTCGAGCATCGCATGGAGCGAGTTGAAAACAAAATTGATAAGCAAACTGAGGACATCAAAGACCTCAGCGTGGCAATAGGACGAATTGAAGAGAAGCTTAGTGAATGAGCATCGAAGCGACAGTCAGGATAACTGAAGATGAGAACATCAAGGACATTATGGCGCAGTGCTACGCCTCCACACAGGCGAGTTGTAAGATCCTATTCCCTGAACGCTTCTGGCTCAGTTTTTCGAATCTGCATAACGAGATCTTCAAAGTCCTGGACGATGACTCTATTCAGCAGGCGGTCATTGCTGCGCCTCGAGGTACAGGCAAGACAACTATTGATACAATCGCTTATCCAGCGAAGAAGATACTTTTTCAAGATAAAAAGTTCATTGTGCCGATTTCTGCTACAGCTACTAAAGCTGTAATGGATGGTGAGAACTTAAAGCGTGAGCTGATTCAGAACAGGGTAATCAAAGAGCTCTTTGGCCCAATGAAGAGTGACTCATTTTCAAAGGAGCAGTGGATCACACAGAATGGCATTATGGTTATGCCTCGTGGCGCTGGACAGCAAGTTCGGGGAATTCTATATGATAGGTACCGACCTGATCTTATTATCGCTGATGACCTCGAAGACCCAGAAGCAGTTAAGAACGAAGAGCTCAGAGCGAACCTTAGAGAATGGTGGTTCTCAGATGTTTGTAACTCTATCAACAGGTCTCAAAAAGATTGGAAGATCGTTATTGTCGGTACTGTGCTGCATGAAGATAGCTTGCTTATACACCTTCTTAACGATCCTGACTGGTATGGTATTAGGTTGGAATTGTGTGGTGGTGATCTTAAATCTAATTGGCCTGACTTTATGTCAGATGAAGAGGTTAAGAAGCTTTATGAAAGTCATAAGCGCCGTGGTCAGTTGGATTTATTCTCACGTGAGTATCAGAATCTACCAGTTAGCGCTGAGGATGCTACATTCAAACAAGACTATTTCAAATATTATCTCGAGGCTGATGCAGATTTTCTAGTACAATTACGCGCTGGTAAGATCGAAACGATTCTAATTGTCGATCCTGCGAAGACAACAAAGATGCACTCAGCCGAGAGTGCTATAGTCGTAGTTGGGTTGGATACTGAGAATCAGCGTGTTTATGTAAGAGATGTAGTCTCAGGAAAGTTTCATCCTGATGAGCTCTATGATCACATTTTTAAGCTTTGCAATAGGTTCAAAGTTCGAGTGTTCGGAGTCGAAGTCACTGGATTGAATGAGTTCATCACTCAGCCAATTCGCAACGAGATGATGAAGCGTGGCCTAGGCTATCCAAATGAGATGATAGAGCTTAAGGCCAGAGGTCGTGAGAAGTCTGAGCGAGTTCGAGCTTTGGTTTCGTACTATCGCCAGGGATATATGTTTCATAACGAGAATGCCTGTCGAGGTCTGGAAGCACAGCTAATGAGTTTTCCACGTTCTGCACTTTGGGATCAGATGGATGCACTTGCATATTTCATTGAGATGGCAGAACTTGGAACTAGATATTTCGAACCTCCTCCGCCTGAGAACTCAGAGGATGAATACAAGGAGTTGAGGGCTGAGGATGAGAAACCTTTAGAAGGATGGAGATTATTCTAATGCCTAAAGTAGTCAA